ACTGGTGGTGGTTGATACACTGGAACTGTCTGTGTAATGTTTGGTATTGCTATTTCATTTACACCTATCTTTTGAATACCTATGTTAGGTATGCTGATAACATCTTCCATGCTATCTCCACTTGCTTAATGCCTTAGTCTCTATTAGTTTTAACGTTTCTAGTTCGTCACTCTCATCTGGTTGTGTATGATGTGTGACTTCTCTTAATGTCTTTAAGTATTCTAAAACATGCTCTCGGATTTCCATCAACTCATCAAAGCACCCTTGGTTGTGAGCACATGCTCTCAACTTGTGGTTAGGTTCCAACACCGACTCTTGAAATAGAGTCAGTGCTCGATCATACTTGATAGCAGGGGTCTCGTCGCCTATCATAGTTTTGGAACTGTAGGTAACGCAGGACCTGTTATATCAGGAATACTTTCCATGATACCACCACCGATAGATGGCATAACTGCATCCATAACTTTTTCTTTTACACCATCAATGATGGCATCCTTTCTGATGAACACATATCCACCAAGACCAACTACACCAAGTGCTACTACACCTGAGAAGATGGCAATTCCGTTAATAATTTTTTGCATGATTTTACTTGTCGTTTGGGACGATTTTTACAGGAGCAGATTCAATCCTGATAGTTTGTGCGGGTGCAGTCTCTGATGCCTTAGCAATAAGAAACTCCATATCCTTTTTAGATATGTTAGCACTGCCAGGATCACTATCACCTTTCTTCTTCTTACCTCCCGCTTGGACGCCAAAGGTAGCTAAAGTTCCTGTGAAGACCGAAGCTATAAAGGTCGGATCAATTTTTTCTCCTGCATCATAGCCAGGTATTTTAACGTAGTTCAAAGTTAAAATTCCTGCTGACCATACGAGAACGATCACTCTGATGAGTGTCGCTAAGTACATCAGTTGTTCTTCTTTGTCTTCTGCAACTTCTTTAAGTTTACCAAGAGGACCTTTCTTTTCCTCTTTCTTGACTTCTGCCATAATGATAGTTATTCTGTTTTATATATACGAGTCTAACTTATAGAGTCCACAAAAACTTTACGATATCCCTTTACTCCTTCCCAATCTTCATTCATAGCAGCGTTGACATATGGCATAAACTTACTTGTGTCATGCCCTGCTCCTTCTAGAGTTTTCATAGTAGATGATATAGAACAACCACCAAACACTGTCTCATATTTCTTTGCTGTTTTCTTACTAAAGTTTGTCATATATGATTTATCATATTGAAATAGCATGTTGAATATACCAGATGCTTGATGGTATATCTTTCCTTTCATTACTATACTTTGACCACCCCATTTTGAGATGTCTTTACTTTCTACTGATGTTTCTGATGACGTATATTTTGTTATCTCTCTCAAGGTAGCAATTACGTGAGTTGGTTTTGCTACAAATATAACTGTCTTTTCTACTGCTTCACACTTGACCACTTTATCAGTAAGATTCCATTCTGGTAGTGTGTCTGCACCAAATAATTTTGTTGTAGAGTAGTCACTAATATCTTCGTAGAAGATGGTTGTTCCTGCAATAATTACAACAGGCAATCTTGTTCTTCTTACAATCTCATAATGAAGTTGTGACTTCTTTACTGTAGATGGGTAACCTAAAATAGTATGACCACCCTCATCTGCCCACTGTTTACAAAAAGCAGATGCTTTAAGTCCTATGCAATGCACAGTTGCTTTAGTATCTGGAAACCCAGTGCTGAATGTTTTTAATGCTGCAACGGAGGTAGGGATAGAAACATCATCCTCCGCTTTTACAACAATATGTGGTGACCAGTCCATTATACAAAATAGTTTTTAACTATTTAGACAGCGGGTTCGTAAGATACACTGTCACCTTTTCTAGGATATGCTGCGACCTCTGGATCTGGGTCTAACCATTTAACATACTCTGGATCTTCAATGCAACAATCTAGTTGTGCTGCTGAGTCAAGATAATACATGTCATAGTATCTTTTTTGTATGTCATTAAACTTCTGTATTCTGAAGTCAGGTGCACCATTGTTTTCTAGCAAACCTTTTTGGACAAAGCGATATGGATAACGCTCTAGAATAACTTCTGTCTTAGCACGCATCGTCGTGGTCTCTGAGGTAGTCATAAGATAAATCGTTTGGATTTTGTGGAACTACTAATATTTTAGCACCATCAGGTTTTTCCACAAGCACTACTGTGCCACTTTCTGCTTTGTCACAGTAGTAGTCTTTGCGATCTTCAAACTCTTGTTCAGTTATTTCGATCATTGAATCACTTTCCACGTTTCTCCTTCGTTGTATTTGTCTGGATATTTAAAGGTAAATCTTTTATCATATAGATTTGTATTTAGATTTTTAGTTCCACCTAACCATGTTACTGGTTGACTTTGAGTTCTTTTATAAAACCGACAGTCAAATGGTTTAGAAACAATTCCAACTCTATCTAATCCGTCTGGTCTGTAATGCCAAACACTATAGCATAGAGTTATTCTTCCTTCATTATCACCAGAATATACCCCACGTATATATCTAGAATCAAATGTTACAAATTTACCTTCTTCTGGTAAAGAAAAATATGCTTCACTAGGAGGAAACTCAATCAGTTCATCTACATGTTCACCGCCTTGAGTATTGAATATTATATCTGGATTAAGATTATTTGTCAAATAAGTTATGGTAGAACATAATGGATATACCATCGTTCCTTCTTTATTTTCTCTAATCTTTTCATCATGATCGCAATGAAGTGGTATGCCAGTATTATCAGATGCCATTACATAAATGCACCACTCAAAACCCTTGACTAAAGTATCTGACAAAATACTTTTTGAGATATAAAAATCATAAGAATCCTGTATGTATTTCTCTATAGTATTTTCTGGTTCATCATGTATACCAATCCATTTATTTGTAGTAAAACCATTTGATTTTAAAGGATTAAGTTGTTTTATTTCATCTCTAAGTTTTACAGTAGATATTGAATCAATAATTGGTGGATAGATGTTCATCTAATTCTTACGTCAGATAGTCTAGTAGTTCTCCTACGAGGACTTTCTGTTCCTACTCTAGGAGTTTCCTTTTCTTCTTTTGGTTCAACTAATTGTATCACATACTTCATGTTCTGTCCACCATAAGTATTACCACAAACATACGTCTGGTTGTCGCAACCACACACATGATGATCATACTCATGTTTAGAACTGATAGTTCTGTTACACTTCTTGCAAGTTACTGTTGTCATTTCGTTTTTCTATGTCTACAAATAAAAACATCATGTCATCATCAGATAGATTGTATCCCTCATGAACGTAATCCATAACATCATACACTTGAGGTTCACCTTCTTTCCAAATAATTTTTTTCTTGTCCCATATCATATAACATTCATCAGATGGTATGTATAGTGGGATTTGAATTCTTCTATATGCTTTACCATATACAGGAGGATCTTTATGAGGTCCTAACTTTGTACCAGACTCAAACAAAGCAATACTTGCTACAAGTATCTCCTCTTGATTAAGAATATCTTTTGCTCTCTGGTCTTCTACAACAGATTGCCTTACCCCGCCACCATTTTTATTCTGTGCTTTTAGCCAGCAGAAATATATATCCTTGTTAGAATAACCAACAGCAGTAGGTGCTCGTCGTAGGGGAAAATCTGTTCTTGCTGCCCATTCATAAAGATAATCTATATCACTTTTCTTCATCTCTGATTGTTATTAATGTAAAATCGTCAATCTCTATCCACTCATGCCACTCCATGTAAAGATCATACGCTTCATCATACATCTTCTCAAGAAGCAAATGCTCAATCCTATCCTGCATCCAGTCTAGCAGGAAGTCGCATTGTTCTTTCATCTCAGGAGATGCGTTGTTCATGATAGTAATCCTTTTTCATATAGCGACCAAGAATGTTTGAGTTGTAATAGTTCTCGGTCTCACTTAATACGTTATTTAGAAAGAGTTGTTTAGTCTCTTCATAATTAACCCACCCTTTTGTAGTATGTAGTGATATTATCTCTCTTCTGAAACATTCATTTCCAAGAGATTTTCTATCGGAATTAAGTTCGTCACTAGATCCATAGTATTTTTTCCAGTCACTCTCACTGCGAACTTTCCTGCTCTTACCTCTAGGCTTTCTGAATTGGTAGAAGTATTTTCTACCGATGTATTTCTTGCCAGATTGTAGATTTGTAATCCTGTAGACAAAACCGAAGAAGTCGCCAATATCGTCAGAAGTAAAAGGTGTGTCCTTGTAGAACCATGGGTTTTCATAGTCAGTCTGCGTAACCGTCATCGTCGTCACCACTATACCATTGTTCACCATCGCTGTCAATATATGCATCTGCATCAGCGTAGACTTCTACTTTCAATTCTGTCAGGAGATCTTCGAGTTGTGTTATTAGTTCTTTTAACCTCGTCCTCTGCATAAAAAAATGCCCTTAACTACTATATGTAGCAAGGGCAACGTTTCACTACTG